CGGAGTTCGACGGTGCGCCGGTGGCCGCGCCGACCGTCGACGAGGGCGCCCGCACGATCACCGGCCTGGCCGTGCCCTACAACCAGGTCGCGACGAAGTTCGGCATCAAATACCGGTTCAAGCCGGGCAGCCTGGAGTACTCGTCGCCGGACCGGATGCCGGTGCTCAAGAACCACGGTGACCCGGTCGGTATGCACAAGTCGATCACCGATTCGGCGGCTGGCCCGACCGTCGAGCTGTCGATCCTGGACGGCCCGGAAGGCTCCCCGCAGAAAGCCCAGCGCGACGGGCTGCTCTACGACGCAGCGCACGGCATGTACACCGGGCTGTCGGTCGGCGTCGATTTCAGCATGTACCCCGAAGACGGCGACGTCGTTTTCAACGAAGACGACCAGGTCTACGACGTGGTCCGGGCGACGTGGCGTGAGACCAGCTCGACCCATCTGCCCGCGTTCGACAACGCCCGCGTGACCAAGGTGGCCGCGGACCTGACAGGAGGCACCACCGTGGACCCATGCCAGCATTGCGGCCACAAGCACGCAGCCAACATCGCGTGCCAGACGTTCATCGCGCAGTTGCGCCAGACCGCCCCGCCGGCCGCGGTGCCGCCGGCCGTGCCGAACCCCGGCGCGGGCGCCACGTTCGAGCAATTCCAGGCGTGGGTCGCCGCGCAGCAGGCTGGCGTGACGCCCATCCCGCTGGACGCCAACGGCGCCCCGCAGCCGCCGTTGGTCGTCAACCCGCACCACGGGCCAGCGCAGGTCCGCGAGCCTTCCCCGTACCGGTTCGACCGGACCGGCAACCTGCGCCGGGGCACCCACGATTTCAGCGCCGACCTGCTCGCCGGGTGGCGTGAGGGCGGCGGCGGCGACCAGGGCTCCCGCGACCGGGCCGAAGGGTTCCTGCGCGACCAGTACGCCGACCCGGACCCGCAGCAGTTCGCGATCACCCCGGCCAACGTCGTGAACCTCAACTACCCGCAGAACCGGCCGGACATGTACGTCGACCAGATGGAATTCCAGTACCCGATCTGGGACGCGATCAACAAGGGCACCCTCGACGCGGTTACCCCGTTCGTCATCCCCAAGTTCAACTCGAGCTCCGGCCTGGTCGCCGACCACGTCACCGGCACCGAGCCGACCCCGGGCACGTTCACCGCGACCGCGCAGACCATCACCCCGTCGCCCGTGTCGGGCAAGGTGGAGATCACCCGGGAGGCGTTCGACCAGGGCGGCAACCCGCAGATGAGTGGGCTGATCTACCGGCAGATGACCCGCGGCTACTTCGAGGCCCTGGAAGCGTTCGCGGTGGCCCAGCTGGTCGCGGTGGCCGCGTCGATGACCGACATCACGATCACCACCGCGGCGGTCGACTCGGCCCTGGATCAGGCGATCGCGACCGGGCTGATCCCGCTGAAGTTCATCCGCGGCGGTGACCGGTTCCGCAACGTGTACACCCAGATCGACCTGTACTCGGCCATGGTCAAGGCCAAGGACTCCAACGGCCGCCGGCTGTACCCGTCGATCGGGGCACAGAACGCCGTCGGCACCGCCGACCCCCGCTACGACTCGCTCGACGCGCACGGCAAGCTCTGGATCCCCGCGTGGGCCACCGCGGCCACCTCGATCAACGCGGCCAGCAGCTACATGTTCGACCCGGAGAAGGTGTGCGGCTGGGCGTCCGCTCCGCAGCGCATCGACATCACCTGGCGGGTGGCCTGGGTGGACATGGGCATCTGGGGTTACAAGGCGTTCGGCGTGACCGACTTCGCCGGTACCCGCGAGCTGGTCTACGACCCGGTGTAAACCGCCGGCGCCATCCCGCGGTGTGGGATTCGGCGGCGCCATCCGATCTTGTGTGTGTGGTTGAGCAGCGAATATGCACCGGCGTCTATGGGCGCCGGTGCACCCGAGTTGAGGAGTATCGATGTCCGATTCTGAGGCGCCCGCGCCCGGTACGAAGGCGGACCTGGAGCAGCGGCTCGCCGCGGCGCAGGCCGAGAACGAGAACCTGCGCGGTCAGCTGGTCGCCGCGACCGGGCTGGCCACCGCCGGCCGCACGTATCAGCCCGCGCAGACGTTTTTCCTGTCCGAGGGCGACCGGCAGGAGCTCGAGCGGCACGGCGTCGCAAACATCGGCGGCCGGCTGATGACCGTCGACCAGGTCCGCGCCGAGCTGGCCAAGTCGGACACCCAATCCGGCGTCGAGATCGGCGACCCGAAGCCGGGCACCGACCGGCGGGAGATCGCCAAGGCGGCCCTATCCCAGCCGGCCAACATCCGCGGCGTCACCTACGTCTACCCGTCGGTAGCCGACGGGCTGATCGACCCGGCGGTGGCCGGCACGCCCGGCATCACCGGCCCGGCCGGCAAGCGGTCCGACGTGCCGCCGGCAGACGTCGAGAGCGAGTAGCCGGCCATGGCGTGGAAACCCGACTATCTGACCCTGCCGGAGGCCAAGAACTTCCTGAGGGTGGGCGACGCCATCGACGACGTCGAGATCGCCCTGTGGATCACGTCGGCGTCCCGCGCCATCGACCGCCGCTGTAACCGGCAGTTCGGCCAACTGGCCGCCCCGGCGACCCGGGTGTACCGGCGCACCCCGTTCTACGACCCGACGACCGGGTTTTGGACGCTGGAGATCGACGACGTGCAGGACCTGACCGGCATGACGATCAACGGGGTGGCGTACGCGAGTTCGGGGGCGACGTTGCTGCCCGACAACGCACCCGCCGACGGCAAGCCCTGGACGGCCCTGGGGTTCGTCACCTGGCCGTACCCGAGCTATCCGGGGCAGCCGATCAGCAACGCCGTGGTGGCCCGCTGGGGCTGGTCGGCGGTGCCCGCGCAGGTGCCGACGGCCGGCCGGCTGCAGCTGAACCGGTGGAACGCTCGCCGGGACAGCCCGCTCGGCGTGGCCGGTTCCCCCGACCAGGGCTCCGAACTGCGGCTGCTCGCCAAGCTCGACCCGGACGTGGCCACCACCCTCGCCGGGCTGTCCCGGCGCCGGAAGGTCGGGTGACGGCATGGACCTGGAAGCTGTCTCGCTGGAGATCGGGACCACCCTGGGCAGCATCGCCGGTCTGCGGGTGCCCGCCTGGGGTGTGGAGAAGATCAGCCCGCCCGCGGCGATCGTGGCCCTGCCGGAGCGGATCGAGTACCTGACGTACGGCCGCGGCGTCGACAACTACCCGGACCTGCCGGTCGTCATCCTGGTCGGGGTGACGAACGTGCGCACGGCCCGTAAGCAGCTCGCCGCGTACGCGGCCGGGTCGGGGGCGTCGTCGGTCAAGGCGGTGCTGTTCGCGCACGCCTGGGTGGCGTGTGACTCGGTGCGGGTGAGCTACGCCGAGTTCGACAACGCCAAGTACGCCGGTACGGACTACCTGGCCGTCATCTTTCACCTGGACATCGTCGGAAGGGGCGCCTAGCCATGGCCACCGTGCACGGGCAATTCACCAAGATCCAAGTCGCGACCAAGGACATCTCGCCGTACTGCAAGACCTCGAGCTACGAGGGCACGGCGGACTTCCACGAGACGACCGGCTACAGCCCGACCGGCGGCGCGAAGACCAAGTCGGGTGGCCTGCTCGACGGCAAGTTCACGATGGGCGGGGTGTACGACAACACCGTGTCGGTCGGCCCGCGCAACGCGCTCAAGGCGTTGCTGGGCACCACGGTCGCGGTGGTCCGCAACCTGGAAGGTACGGGCACCGGCAAGCCCAACGACGCTTTCGCGGGGGTGCTGACCAAGTACGTCGAGACCAACCCGAACGACGACATGATCACCTGGTCGGCGGAGATCGAGATCTCCGGCCCGGTGACCACCACCGCACTGCCGTAGGGGGAAACCGCACCATGGCTCATCTGACCCGCTCGCAGATCCTGGCCCGCAAGACCGGCAAGGGCACCGCCACCCTGCTCGACGGTTCCACCGTGGCGATCCGGGCGCTGACCCGGGACGAGGTGATCGAGATGCAGGAGATGGAGTCGCTGTCCGACCGGGACAACTTCATCATCGCGACCGGCATGACCAACCCGGTGCTGACCCGTGACGACGTCGCCGTGTGGGCGGGTGTCGCCGACGCGGGCGACCTGGTCGCCGTGTCCGACGCGGTCGCCGAACTGTCGGGGCTCAAGAAGGGCGCCGGGAAAAGCGGCGTGGCTGGCGCTGGAGAACAATCCTGACCTCGAATTCGAGTTCTACCTTGCGCAGAAGCTGGGCATGACCCGCCGGCAGATGATCGAGATCATGGACAACGACGAGTTCGTGCTCTGGTCGCGGTTCTATTCGCGGAAGATGCAGGCCGAGGAATTAGAGCGTTTGAAAGCGGGTGCGTGAATGGCCAGGATCGAGATCACTGGGCTCCGCGAATTCCAGCGCTCCCTCAAGGCGATGGAAGCGGGTCTGCCGAAACAGCTGCGGCTGGCGTTGAACGAGGCCAGCCAGGCGGTGATCGACTACGCGCAGCCGCGGATGCCGCACGACACCGGCGCCGCCGCGGCGTCGCTGAAAGCCCGCTCGAGCCAGCGGGAGGCCCGGATCGCGCTGGGTGGCCGCAAGGCGCCGTACGCGCCGTGGCTGGATTTCGGAGGGCAGGGCAGGGTGCACGGCCGGCCACCCAAACGGGACTTCATCCGCGGCGGCCGGTACGTGTACAAGGGGCTCGAGGTCCGGCACGCCGAGGTCACCGAGATCATGTCCCGCGCGCTGGCCCGGCTGGCCACTGAGGCCGGGCTCGAGGTGCGCTGATGCCCAACCAGGTAACCCTCACGTTTGCGGGTGAGAGCAAGCCGATCGAAGACTCGTTCGACCGGGTCGGAGCGTCCGCTAAGGGCATGTCCGACAAGGTCGGCGGCGCCACCCGCGAAATAGACGGACACACCGGCGGGTTGAACCGGGTGGGTGAGGCCGCGGACAACTCCGAGCGCAACCTCATCGGCGTCCACGACGTCATCGACGGCACCGCGACGATCATGAAAGGCCCCGGTAAGCAGGGCATCGTCGCCTACATTCAAGGCTGGGCGGACCTGGCCGGTGGCCTGGCGCCGCTGATCATGTCCCTGGCACAGACCAAGGTGGCCACCCTCGCGCAGGCGGCCGCGCAGAAGGTCGCCGCGGGCGCCGCCCGGGTGTGGACGGCCGCGCAATGGCTGATGAACACAGCCATGTTCGCGTCGCCGATCACGTGGATAGTCGTCGCGATCGTCGCCCTGATCGTGATCATTGTGCTGATCGCGAAGAAGACCGACTGGTTCTCCAAGGCGTGGGGTGCCGCCTGGGGATGGATCAAGAAATCCGCGTCGAATGTGTGGGACTGGCTGAAGAAGGTCCCGGGCTGGATCGGCGACGCATTCGGCAAGATCGCCAACTTCATCACGCTGCCGTTCCGGATCGGCTTCAACGCCGTGGCGAAACTGTGGAACAACACGATCGGCCGGCTGTCCTGGACGGTGCCCGGCTGGGTGCCCGGCATCGGCGGCAACTCGATCTCGGTACCCAAGCTGCCCACCTTCCACGCGGGAGGCGTCGTCGGCGGTGTGCCCGGCA